TGAACGAGTGCCAACTGGGTGTTGCGGTTTTGTGCCTCCTGTTGGGCCTGAAACACATTATCGGCTTGAATACGCCCCTGAAGGCCTGCATCGGCTTTGGCGAGTTCGGCGGCCTGTTGGGAACGCAAGGCTTCCATTTCACGCATTTTCTTGGCACGCTCAAACATCTCGGCGGCAGGTGGACCATCCTCGGACAACGAAATGCGAAAATCGGGAACAGCGGGGGGAAGTGCCTTGACTTCGTTACGCTCTTGGCTAATTTTCTCAAAACGCTGCGACGTTTCCATAAATAAGTTATCGTCCATGACCTGCTTGACGGGATTGGATCCCTTAACGAGCTCCTTGCGTTGCAAGTATTGGGAGAAATCCTTCGCACATGCACCGAGAACTTCCTTATTGAGTGTCGTGATGGGTTTCTCCCCCTGTTTCTCGTAGACCTGGCGAAGGTAATGATCGAGGGTCTTTCCCAGGCGAGCACGCTGATCGTCGCTTAATGGTGCACCATTGCGGCTCTGGAAATCTTGGAGGAGAACCAGTTGAAGGGTGTTATAGTTCTTTTCGCTAAAAAAGACGTTTTGAACCGAACCTTGCTGTTGTTGGTTAAGGGCCGGACGATACATTACTATCTTATCCTCCTAAATCTTTTATATGGCTTTTCCTACGATTATTTCGCAAACAGAATCTTTCGGAGATCCAACATAAATCCATCTTTTACGGCATCCTTACAGAATTCACGAAACGGGATTCCATACATCATACAAATGATGAAATACATGCTGAACATGCCACATTCGGACTGACCATATTGGAAGCGACGGGCATTAAATCCGAGTTCGCAGTCAGGGATTTGAAGGGTAAAAGCACGCATGAATCGTGCAATCATGGGAGGTGTTTTCATTCCATAAGAATCGTAATAGGAAATGATGGGCTTCTTGATATTATGAAGGTCAATGTATAACCCGACCCAATGGCTTCCACCTTTGTAATGGGGGTCCAGATTGAATACCATTCCGATCCCACGTTTGCCCTTATTGTACTCGTCTTTCAAGTTCAAATTACAGAGTTCTGCGTGAAGACATTTCGGGGTGTCTTGTTTGAGATAGGGATCGGGTGCCGAGAAGTCCATGGGGAATACACCCATGAATTCGAACCAAGGAAAGACGTCTTCATATTGTTTCATGACGTTCTCGATATTAAAATTATCCAGCCACTGATTGGGCTTTTCGTCCCATACAGCGGGTCTCTTGGGGCGAAGATATTGGGTACGGACGGTTTTTTTGAACTCTGCATCAAGAGGTGCCTTGTCTAAGAGACAATGTTCTTCGTTTTCGCCACATCCCAGATCCTTAAAGAGTTTGGAACCTTTCGATCCAACCTTCCGTTCGATATCAGAATAGACGGTGGTAGGTAGGCATTTCTTTTTTGATTTGAGTCTTGGATGACATCGTGAGATGTCTTTGAGACTCAGTTTGCGTTTTCTTGTTTTCATGGCCTATTGTGTACGGAGAATAAAAAACAGTAGAGATAGAAATGTATGATTTTTCCAAATCGAACTTTATTTTAATGATAGGTGGTCAAATCATCTTTTTTATCCTATTGATCCTGGTCGTCTATTTTGGTATGGAACCCTTGAAGTCGTTTCCTTATGCGGATGACGTTCGTTCACAGGTCAAACTCTTTATGGCTGCATCCAACGCACAAAAGAAGTGATAAATAAAAAGCCTATTCATCATAGAATGTCTACCTCTGCGAGTGGAAACAGTGCAGTTGCCTCAGCCGCGGCAGGAGTAAAAAACGCAGCATCGAACGCAGTAGAGGCCATAACAGATCCATCCAGTTGGACGGGATCCGCTATTGCATCGACTACGGGAATGATTGTCTGTGGACTACTCGCGGTAGGTCTATACATTGGATCGTTTGTGGTCATTTCGCAGTTCGTAGGAACAAAGGATAGCCAGAACCAAATCAAACCAGAGATCAATAAAATCCTAGGTCTTACCATTGGTGGTTCCTTTGCTCTCTTCTTGGCACTTCTTCTTTACTTTATCAAGGATCCCAGCAATATCATCTATATCGTATTGATCATGTCATGCATCACCCTGGCATTATCGTATTCAGCACTCGCCATCTCCGCCATTTCTAAGTGAACCTATAAATAGAATGATCGTCATCGTATTCGGAGTGATTGCCTTGGCTCTCTATATAACCTCCTTTGTCATGGCGGGAAAATACATGGATCAGACCGCAGACTGGAATGAAATTAAAACAGAACTCCGAAAGGTATGGATCATTAGTGCAGTGGGATCCATTACCTTGTTTATTGGCATCTCAATGTTGTATAAGGAAGTACAAGCACGCGATCGTTTTATGTATCTTCTGTTGCTAATGATGTGTATGTCTCTGGGATTTTCCGTTTGTTCGTTGTCCATTTCGATGATCAGCAAGATGTAAGACCTTTCAGCTTAGAGACCAGACCGAAGGAACCGAATGATGCAGCCTCAAACGAATGTCATCCTTATTGGGGATTTGAGACACACCCTGCAAGCGTACGATGCATCGAATGGTATCCCCCGACTTCAAATCAGAAACGTGTAGCGTCTGTTCGTTATCCGTTTTGACCAATACGGTCGGATAAATGAAAAGAGACAGGATGTTCCCGTCGAGCAAGAAATAAAATAAATGGCGAATGGACTCATACGGCTTGTTCCGCAGATTCAGAAAGCTTTGTTGATGCACGTAAAACGTACTCACCAAATATTCATGAAGTGTATTCATTTTTACCATGAACGTGGGATGATCCGAGATGTCCACGCGAAGACGAGACGTTTCAGGGTTGTAATCGACGATACGAAGGGGCGGCGACAGAATGCTAACATCGTGGAAATCGATGGAGTTGTCTTTATAAGAGAGTTTGGCGATGGTTTTACCGAACCGATCAAGTTGAAAGGGATTCAAGTGAATATGGTTGACTTCAAATGCCTGATAGGGGATGGCAAGAATCATTCTTATCCTACACACGACGGGGTCATTTAGGCCCGTATAGGAAATGGACATAAAGAAAAAAGACGCACACTATCCTAGAACATGGATCACGAAAGTGCACAAGAAGTGGGTCAAAGCGTTGGTAGAACGCTGAGTCAAGAGAATCTTAAGGAATGTGGTAAAACGTGCTGGGCCGTCGTACAGGATCGATGTGAGCAAATTGCAGCGATGTTTCGACAGCACCCTACGGAGCAGGGAACCACCTATGGTCAGCACTTTCTGAAAGCGTCGGTCATGGCATGCCAGATGGCCAAGGGATCAACCGCACTCTTCATTCACGCCGTGTTTCCTTTCTGGTTTCAACGTACTGGATCAGATACAGTCAATCAATTGCACGAAGAGATTCATGCGGCGAAAGAGAAGACGGAGTAAACCTAAACAATCGCCCTGACATCCTAGGTAATGGATCAGCCCTGTAGTTATGCATGGCGTGGCCCCAAAGGTTGTGGTAAACGAACTAAACTCCTGTCTTTCCTGCAACAACAAGCGGAAAAGGCAGGCGTTCCCTTTGATATGAAAAAGAGTACATGGTTTTTGAACAAGCAGACGAACGGTGGCGATCCGGATGAAGATGACGATGATGCCTCGGGCAAGTCCATTCCGTATGAGGAATCGGCCCTGCATCTGGGATTTGATACGGCGACCATGTCGATGTCGGATAAGGTGTTCTTGCAATCCATTCTGACACGCTGGACGGGACAACAGGACGTATGCCTGATGGCGTCGGCCATTCAGACACGATACCTTGTGCTGTATCACGCCCATTTCTTGACCGACGAGTCGGTGCTGCAGCTACAAGAGTGTTTGGAGCAGTATCCGACATTTGCGATCCTTCTGACCACCGAGTTCCCGATGTGTAGTCGCCTACGTGATTTCTGTTTTGAGATTCCTGTGAGAGGTGAAGATCGCCTCTTGGCAAATTATGTCCAGCGTGCCAAGTTGTGCACGGAGGATGTGTGGCTCTCGTATTTCAAGAAAACATTGAATGAGTGGTCGTTGAACGGGGAGCCATCAAAGATCGCGGATGTCAGGACGTGGATTTATACATGTCTACAGAGGAATCTGAGATGGACCGATGTGATTATGTATTGGATCGCGGCAATCTATGAAACGGAATGGATCACTCCGACGATTCGTGCCCCGCTCTTACATACCCTGTGGAATGCGGAATCGGGTTCGGGCTGGGTCTTAGTCACGTCGTATCGTATCCCGATTCTCTGGGAGCATGTGCATTTGAAACTGGCACGCCAGCTGCATCAATTGCGACCCTCTAAGTAGAATGGCGCTTCTGAACGCCGTGCTGGATGTTATTCGGCATGAATTTAAAAAGAAAGAACCGGTTTGGAAGACCATCCCGTTTGTTTCGCAGACGGACCTGGCGTATTTAGAAGAAGAGTGTAGTCAGCCGTCGGATTTTGATCGACTGGGTGCGAGGAAAACAATGTTCCAGCGATTCAAGGCGGGAACGGCACGATATGAAGTGCGTCAATGCGAATATGGACAGGTCATGGCGATCTATGATGATAAGGAACAACATGTTCCGTGGGGCCTATGGGGACGTATCCTTCGATCGTACCATGAACGAGGTTCGAGGCAGGCGAAAGTCTTCTTGTTGGCACACCCTTCACTGAGAGAGTTTCCCAAGAGTGCTTTACAGCCCATTCATTCGAGGCGAATGGACAATTCGTATCCGCACATTACCCCTGAGAACATTAATGGCGGGTATACATACAATTGCAATAAACAGACGATTATGTTGTACCGAGCGGAGGATGCGACACGTGTTCTGATCCATGAATTACAGCATGCATCGTGCCTGGATCATATGGATCATGGGGTGGATCAAACGGAAGCGGAGACGGAAGCATGGGCGGAACTGTTGTATGCGGGATTCCTTTCGATGGGTAATGAAGCCTTGTTTCATCGGCTGATCAAGAAACAATCGGATTGGATGCAAACGCAGAATGCGGTCGTTCAGCGACATTTGAAGAAGCCGATGGATTTTCCGTGGCGATATACGATTGGAAAGGAGGAGGTCTGGAAACGATGGGGAATTCTCCAACCGGCCTCTATTGTCAAGGAAGCACAGCATTCGCTTCGTTTAACGCCTCCGCCGACGGCGGAGTTGAAGAAGGCGTTTGGTGTTAGCTCGAAGATTCTATAAGGCCTTTTTTACAAAAAAGTCTTAAAAATTCTTACTATGATCATAATAAGAATTTTTAATAATACGAACAAATCTTATGCGATTCCTGCTGCACTCAGACGAGCAAGAACTGCGGTTAACTGTGAAGAAAGATCTTGGATCTGTGTGGCTTGAGTTTCTGTTGTGGCGGTTAATTGAGTAATCTTACAATTTAACTCCTGCACGGCTCCGATCAAATGAATGGTATAATCGCCATAATTTACACCAAAACGCATACCATCATCACAATCTGTTTCTTTGATCATTTCATTCTTCCAAGTACTAATACAGTGTGGATTGTGATCTTGAACCTCTTGGGCGAGTAATCCGATACAGATCGCATCCTTTGAGGACTGAGGGGCAGGTGTAAGAGGATTTCCGTCTTTGTCATAATCATAATATTTACGTTTGTAATACTTTGGCTTGCATCTCAAAATACGTTCTAATGAGCGAGTTGTTTTCAAATCATTAATATCATATTTTTCACGCTCATCCGATACATTTGAACCACCCGATGGAACAGTATAGCCAACTACGCTGCCATCACGGGTAAAAACGGTAGTCGCATTATAAAGATATAAATCCATCCAACGAACGGCTGGAGCTAAACTTGATATAAAATTTGCATTATAATTATTACTTGCGAAACCAAGAGCAGGTTGATTTCCAGCTGGTGTACTTGTATTGCAAAAAAGAGTAAATCCCTGAGCATTCCATGATCCAAGATTACCAGTGGTAGCATTTGTATAATTTATAACGGCGTTGGTATTGTTCGAGCCTCCAGTGTTGGTTGCATTCCATGAAGCAAACCCACCACCGCTACACAAAAAGCGAACACCGCCAGTTGTGTCATTACGAATCGTATAACCATTTGCTCCACCGTCATTTGTTCTTGTGGAAGAGTTCATAAAATGATTGGTATTACCTGTATTATTTCCAATAATTATATTAAAATACGCACTTGAACCGGCACTACTATTTTGAAAATAGGAGGAGGCATCCGCATCAATTCCTGCATATTGTCTATAATATCGTACATAGTGGCTGATAACACCATCGTTGCCACTATTCTCAATTTGCACGCGGGCAGCATTACCGGTATACATAACAATATTTCCTTGATTCTGAGCGGCATTGATGGAATATCCACCTCCAATATAAATTCGTGCACCATAGACGCGAACACCACCTCCCCACGTCAAATCGCCAGCTTTCATATTGATGGATTCTGAATAAACGGTTATGCCTCCATTTCCATTAAAACTGTCAGCAGAAGATACATTCAAGCTATAAACATCAGTTGTACCAGTACTCTGACCAGCTCCATAAATATGACATTTACCAGTTGGATTGGTCATTCCAATACCGACATTTCCACCGCGTGTATTCAGGCATACAGGTTGTGTAGAGCTATTTCCTGCTGCATTGATATATCCAATACCATAGACTTGATCCATACCAATTGCCATGCTATATATAGTGGTTCCCGATTTACTGTTTGAGATGGTCAATTGACCTGCACGATTATCAACGTCTGGTGCTTTCGTACTATCCGCAATCGTATTATAGATAGAAAGTGTGGTTAGAGGCGTCGACGTTCCAATTCCCACACCGCTTGTCCCAAGAACATTGATTGTGGATGCCTGTATTAGCATATGACCTTGTCCAATGGTTGCTCCTCCATTGGATTGAATACGTGTAGAATAATCGGGAAGGGCTGAATCACTAGAATGAAAATCAAAATAAACAGAGTTGGCAGCGTCAGAACCGATTTCAACAAATCGGTTGGGATTGGCTGTATTCTGTCCAATGGTCGTAAATCCAGTGGTGGTTGCAATAACAGGTGTTGTGATACTCGATGCTGTGATGGTCGATCCCGTTAATGTGGAATACGCCATAGCGGTCGTAAACAGATTATTAATCCGTAGCGTATCAGACATCTCTAAGGAGACGGGTTAAAAAAACGCTGTATTTTTATTCATGCTTCTCTTTTACAACCGAGCATGATAAATGATTTATGCATTAAAGCCCTGTGATTGTGCCCAGGCAATAAGGCTAGCCAGTTGAGACTTCATCTGGGCATTTTCTGTTTGGAGAGCGGCATTCGCTGCGGAGAGTTCCTTGACCGCTCCAATCAGAATCGGGATACATCCATTATAAGAAATTCCATAGATCTCTCCATGTTCCACGTCTTGGATCGAGCTGACAAGTTCGGGGAGTACATCTTTCACTTCTTGTGCGATTAGACCAAACGATTTGTACTGCGAATCCATGTTGGACTTCCAGCGATAACTGACTGGTCGCAATGCCTCAATGGTATCGAGGCAATTGGGTATGGATACAATCTCATCTTTCAGTCGAAGATCCGACTGAAAGTTCCATCCGCCGGCAGGGTTCAAATGATTCAACCAAGCACCTGCATTATTGTAAAAAATAACAAAATCACCTGCATAGAGATTGGGACCCACATCCCATTTTAATCCATTATTACTGTTTGTTATTGAAAATGGAACATTTTGACCACTAGAATTGCTTCCTGATCCATATACATTCAAACTTGCAGTGGATGTCGCTGTTCCAATACCAACATAGCCACTTGAATTTACAGCGATGCAATTCGCTGGTGCAGAATAGGCGAATTTCAACTGTGGTGTCCAGGCCGACCCATCTGCAAAATCACCCAATACAAAGTTATAGTCGGCATCATATCCCATCTTGAAATTGCGATAACTAGTTGACCCATTCGTTTTGCCAACCACAATGGTTCCATCACATGCAACTGCCCCTGTTGCGGCTCCTATCTGGAGTGTTCCCAAGGGAGTATTTCCGTTATTACCAATGGCCACTCTTCCACTTGGATTGGGTTGGATAAATACACGCTGTGATGCGGGAGTATTAGGATAGAGATGAAGATTTCCACTCGCATCCGTAAAGATATAGGATGTATTGGAGGCGGTTTTCAAATTAATACACGCAACATCATTGGCATTGCCTTCAATTTGAATGCGATTTTGATATCCAGTATTTGATGATCCATAGACATGGAGACTGACCGCAGGATTCGTCGTTCCGATGCCGACCTGTCCTAATCCATTGAAGCATAGTGTAGTAGGACCATTATAGATCTGCATGGACACATAATTGGAAGTACTTCCTGAACTTACTGTGTTAAATGAAAATTGTGCCACATTATAGTTGGATGCGGTTGCTCCCAAATAGAAATAGGGATTCGTTCCATATACGTGTAATGCTTGTGCAGGATTCGTTGTTCCAATGCCGACATTTCCACCACGAGGATTCAGGCTGAGATTCCATACTTTCAGTCCATAGACAATCGATTGAATGGAACAACATTGATTGGTATAATCGGCATCTAACATCATATACATGAGATTTGTTCCAGATGTTCCCTGATTGGATAGAATTCCCATGGAATGGGTTCCACCTTCATTCACAACTGAGTTTCCATCTTGTGTGATTTGAAGTTTTGTAAGTGGGTTCGTTGTTCCAATACCCACATTCATAGAACCCACCGTCATGCTGAACGATGTAAAATTAACATATTGATTCACAGAAAGAGCCTGGACATAGAACACAATTGCTCCTGAATAAGATGGAGCATACAGATTTGGGATAAAGGATCCAGAGATCGTTGTTGTCGTTGTACCAAATAAGTAAATATCCGCACTAATTGTAGTATCTCCCGTTCCCATTGTATTATATTGCCTCACCGAGAGTGATAAATTCGTGGAACCTTGTACACCCGTAAAAGTAAAATTGTAGGTTGTTCCTGCAGTGTAGGTAAAGGAGGCAAGTCGCATGGATGCCGCACCAGCAGAGGCACCTGCTGTTAGACGATAGGAACCCGAAATGACACTACCTGATGGAGCGGTAGGGGGTAAGCCTGATGTGGTAAAACTCGCAGCGGTTTGTCCTGAATCGGCTAGAGAGGTATAGATAACATTACTGATATTAGAGTTGTACCCAGGAGCGGTAATAATACTGGATGTAGTGATACTCGACGTGGTAATGGAAGAAGTCGCATTCATAGAACTCACGTTCAATGTTGAATAGGCTGCCACACCAGGTGCTCCACTATTGATACTGGAAACGGTTAGGGTGGATAACGACAACATATTAGTGGTTATGGTGGAACCGGTCAGGGTAGACAGGGACAACGTAGTCGTTGTAATGGAAGCAGTTGAAATAGAAGAGCCTTGGATCGTGCTGACCGTAATGGCGGGTGCTCGCACATTTCGCCGAGCGTTAAAACTGGCAAGTCCAGATGCCATCTCTACTATGATCTTATTTTTTGGTATGATGAATAACACAAAATAAGATGGGTCAGCCAATTATGAAAGACGGGCAGAAAGGTCGTCTATTTGTTTTTGAAGCATAGCCAATTGGCTGCTTGTCGTGGCATTCGCCGCTTGAAGCGCAGCACACGTTCCGTTAAGTGCAGCAATCGTTTCCGCTTGGCATTTCACCATCTGGTGCAGTTCTTTTGCACAGGCAGCACCTAGTACGCCGATTTGTGATATGTCAACGGAATGATAATCGTCCACCCTGGTTCCATATACAAATACTTCATCGCTTGATGAATATTCGACCCATTTCTTAATTTCAATAGAAACATCAGTTGCATTAATAATAGTAGCTACATGATTATCTTTTGTTCTACCTCCAGGATGAGTAATAAGAAATAATCCTTCGTCATTTTCTCTGATAGGTAATGTATTATCAAATCGAATAAATACAACATCTTTTGATATTAAGGAATGCTCGGCTTTTTGCTGAATATTTGGAAGGTAATTTGTTGTAAATTTTACCATTTTTGGAAATACATTATTAACATTCTGAGCAATAACACCAACCTCCTGTGTATAAGTATCTTTACCAAGTCGATCATAAGAGACAAAGTTCAGTTGATCTAGTTTGCATAATAAACCATTTATTGGACAAATACAGCCTTTAACTCGTTCGTCGGATGATATAAAAAATCGATCTATTTGATTCATTATATGCATATATAAAATGCTATTCTTTATATTCTTATACCTTCATGATATAACATAATGCATAAAAGGGTGGACGATTTTCAAATCCCCATCCACTTCCTGTATATCCGAGTGAAGTTGGTGGATTGGAAGAATTTGTTGCATACCATGTAGTTGCATTCGTAAAAATATTAATAGAAGCCCATCCACACTCTCGATTACCTGTACCCCACTGTTGATCATCGCAACCACCTGAGTTGGCGTGCGATAGTGTACGTGTTCCACCTGTGTGGTCGTGGCGCAGATCAGGCATGGAGTGAGTGTGGGCAGGAAGATGACCGACATCTAGATAGGTTGTATTTACACCAGCTTGATCGCCAGGATTATAACTTCCAGGTCCAGCTGCAACAACAAAACGACCTAATAAATTAGGTGTTGTATACCCATTGACGGTTGCACCATTACATAATGCCCATCCTGTTGGGACGGCTGAAGCTAATCCAGACCACATAACAATGATACCAACAGGAATGAGTACACCGCTTCCTACAACAAGGGTGCCAACAGTTAATGTTCCACTAATACTTGTATTTCCACTACTATCCGTCATGACCGCATCTTTGTAGGTTGAATAACTAGAATTGGCTTGCCAACTACCCTGGTAGATACGCAATCCAATTCCATTCTTTTGGAAGAGGACCAAGTTTTGATTTCCACCTGATGAATCCGAATAGGTATTCAATTGAATTCCATCAGCCCATGTTCCTGATGCTGCACCACCAAAAAATCCAACTGAAAATGAGTTTGAAGGTTGATGATTCGGTTTAAAATAATTAGTTTGACTTCTCATATCTGGAGCGGATATATAGGGGGTTGTAAGAAGACTGCTAATGCGAGCATTACCTATGACCTCCAATGTATAATTTGGAGTGCTAGAATTAATACCAACATTACCGTTCGCGGCGATACGGAATCGCTCGGTTCCTGTTGCCGAAAAATCTCCATTATACGTACAGCCTGTTCGAAATACATGATCGCCTAGCTGAGTTCCATAGGACAACCCGTATCCGGTTGATGCGGTAATGGCAGCGGTATTTATATTAACACATTCCCAGACAAGTTGAGTACTGGTTGCAGAGGGACCACGCAAATGAAGGGTGGTGGGTGTGGCATACGCTGCCGCATTGCTGGTGGTTCCAGAAGAAAGAATGGTGACACCGTTGTATACGTGGAATTTGCTCTGTGGGGTAAAGGTACCGATACCTGTAAATCCCGTTGACATGATGAACATTCCGTTTGAACTATTCATGTTATTGGCCGAAACAAAACCAACCGTGTTCGATCCCGAAAAGTATCCAATGTTAAAGACACTAAATCCATTTCGAATGAGTGTTAGATGACCCTTGTTATCCGAAGATCCTCCAGGACGAGTCAAATGAAGCATACCATAGGTTCCTCCTAGATCGGCAGGGCCATCTGAAATGGATGCGGTGGGTGTACTGTATGTTCCCGCATTGTTATTGACCTGTAATGGAATCGTCGACGCAGCGGTTCCGATTCCCACCATACCCGTTGCACTGATGGATGCCCAAATGCTGCCACTGTTCATGCTGGTAAAGTACAGTGGAGCAGCGGATCCAGTTGCACCGGATAGACCTGACTGAATGTACGTGGCGTTATTGAAGGCAATCATACGAAGAAGTCCATAAGGAGCACCTGCGTCCGTTGCAATGGCACCCATCACATGAAAGAGCTGAGATGGATTGGTGGTGGCAATTCCTACGTTTCCACCGAGAGGATTCAATGTTATGGAGGAACCGACGTCGTATCCAGCGGTAACATAACTGCTCTGAATGGCGGTTCCAAACTGCGGTGTTCCATTGTTGGTGTAATAAGATCCGAATTTGAGCGTTCCTGTATTGGTTTTACCAGAGATGACCAACTGGGCATCCATGGGATTCAGCGTCATGGTCGCAATGGGAATATCCTCTGCAACCGTCATGAGCCATGTGGGTGCGGTAGTTCCAATACCGAGATTGGTGTTTTGGAAGAAGGTCTTGTTAGGATCAATGTAAAAAGTGGCACCCGATGGACCGCCAGCGGTTTCGGTTCCAAAGATACCGAGGTTGGCTACGTCAATGGCGTAATATCCGACGGCCTGAGATTCGGTCGTGGTCGCGATGGTACTGGCACCCGCATAGGCGTAAGCATATTCACCGCGGAACCCAGTGGCAGGGTGTGTTATGGAATAGACGGTTCCTGATGCATAAAAATCGTTTACAGCGGTACTAATTCGGTTCACTTCCATGGTTTTAAAGGCACTATTGGAAACGGTGAGGGGATAATTGGGGGTGTTTGTTCCGATACCTGCCTTTCCACCAGTGGACACGGTAAGAATCGTGGAGGCAGACAACATTTCGGTACGAATCGAACTTCCGACAAGAGAAAGAGGATAGATGACATTGGCGGTTACCGTACTGATGGTGAGGGTACTGAATGACAAGTTCGTAAAGCTAATGGTACTACCTATCAAACTGGATGCGATAACATCACTTGTCATAATGCTACTTCCCGTAATGGTAGAATACGATATTCCCGTCATGGTCATAGTGGATCCCGTTATGGTAGAGTTGACGGTTAGCACATTGGCGTCGATCGTTGAGCCGGATAATGTGGAATAGGTTCCTGTATTCAAATTCAGGGTCGATCCAATCAGGGTCGAGTTCCAAAATCCGGTATTGAGAGAAAGAGTCGATCCCGTAAGGCTTGAATAGGTTCCCTTGTTAAAATTCAAGGTGGAACCGATCAGGGTCGAGTTCCAAAAACCAGTATTTAAGGCAAGAGTCGATCCTGAGAGGGTCGAATAGGTTCCGCTCGTAAAATTAATGGTAGAGACGGTAGCAGTAGATCGAAGAACCATTTGGTCCATCTGGATACTAGATCCGACAAGGGTGGAGGTGGTAAGAGAGTTATGAAGAACAAGGGTGCTCGCAATGATACTAGATCCGATCATGGTGGATTGAAAGACGATAGCGTTAGTACTGAGTGTGGATCCCGTGAGAGTAGAATAATTCACGCTTCGAACGACGAGACTGGAGCCGTTCATCGTGGAGTTCCAGGTGGCCTGATTGAGCGTCATGGTGCTTCCGAAGAGGGTCGAAAAGGAGAGGACGGAAGTGCTCAGGTTGACAACGGTCATTGTCGATCCGACAAATGTAGAGGAATTGCTCATATTGATGCAGGATAGGGTGGAGATGACACTGTATTGAAAATCAGTCGTCACGAAAACAAAGGTAGATGCTCTAAAACTGCATGCCGTGATGATGATATTGTCCATGGTAGAAACAAATGCACTAGAGACAGTTAAGGAGGATATCGTTGCATCGGTGGTAAACGAGGTGGATCCTCGAAGAGTGGAGAAGGAAATAGCGGAAATCACGGCACTGGTTCCAGCCAGGGAGGAATTCACGATGGAGCTACCGATCATGTATTTGTATCCAGTACTGGCGACATTCAAGGTTGAAACCGTTACACTTGACAAGTTTGTGGTACTAACGGCAAGCGACGAGATCGTTGTTGAATCGAACTTGGAGGTGGATACATACAAAAGGGAGTTAAGGGTGAACGTGCTAAGAACCATACGATTCAAATTGAGATCGGGTGTCCAGTTATGTTTACCATTGGAACTAACCGTAAAGACATATCCGTCTTTGATGAACGAGCCGTCGGGATTATAAGCGACGACTTTTCGGAGGATGAGATTATTAAAATCGCCCGAGGCCATCCTATCTAATGGTATTCCGTCATATTTTTTTGGTAAATACAACACTGTTTCAAATCATAACAATAGCACTTCTAAATAAACATCGTCTATAATAAGGATGGCACTTCCGAGTGGACCAATTGCATTCTCGGATCTTCGAAGGGTCATTGGGCCGAATGATTCGAACTCGGTGAGTTTAAGTCAGTATCGTCCGAGTTATGCACCTGCCTATGGATCGGGCATTCCAGGCGTAACGGATGTAAACATTTCCATGTCGCAATTTGCAGGAAAGTCGAAAGTATTGAAATCAGGATTTATCTATCGTGTATTTACTGGAATATACTTTAATGACAATCCCGCTATTTTCAGTACATTAACTGAAAATTACATTGGATCTACGACGGATACATCGAGTATCAACGCTGCAACAGGTGGTGTTGTTCCAAATAATGAATCGTGGGATGTGTATTCTGTAGAATGGTTTGGCTATTTCTATGCAACTGTGACGGGAACCTATACGTTTTATACTGTCTCGGATGATGCGTCGTATGCATGGATTGGGTCAACTGCACTTTCGGGATATACCACGGCAAATGCACTTGTCAATAATAGTGGTATTCACGGTGCACAAGAAAGAAGTGGAACCATCGCCTTAACAGCAGGAACCTTTTATCCCATTCGATGTCAATTTGGTGATAATTTCTACGGTGATAATTATAACTTTTCCTTTTCCGCACCAGGTATTACTCGAACGTATAATATGACAGGGTATGTGTTTTACAGTCTTGGTATAAACTCTGCGTTTCCTGCGGAGAGTGCTCGTATTACCAAAGCGATTTCACCGACCACCAACACAGATGGTGTATATTATATTAATGTGAATGGAACGTCGACGGCCATATATTGTTTGATGAATAGTGCATGGGATGGAGGAGGCTGGATGATGTTGATGAAGGCGACGCGTGGAACGACGTTTCAATATAGTTCAGGGTACTGGACGGGCGTTAATACGTTGAATCCAGCTCAAACCAATCGTAATGATGGGGACGCCAAGTTTGATGTTATGAATTACGCGATGATCAAGGATGTATTGGCGGTGTGGCCTGATGTGGGATATACAGGTGGAAGCATTGCGTCGCCACCTGATTCGTGGACATGGCTGGTTAATAATTATTATTCAAGTGGTACACGTGCAACGGCACTAACAGGATTCTCGGCATCACGTGATTCGCCGAGCTATCCCGATCCGATTAACTTTCCAGGATTTTCCTACAATATTTGGTCCACTCAAAATCCTTCAAGACGTCATATCTTTGGAGGAGGAAGTCATATTGGAACAGTAAATAGTAATTTCCGATGGGGATTTATTTTTAATGAAAATGCTCCTGGTGATTTTAGTTCATCGGATGTGGGTGGTGGAATTGGTATGAATATTACGTATGGATCAGGTATGAATTATAGTGCAGGTGATGCAATTACATGTTGTCAGACAACAACTGGCTTGAATCGGTCGATGCGTGTCGAATTATATGGACGGTAAAAGGATGTAAGCCTTTGGCATATAAGTTTTAAAAGCTATTTTATTGGATTGTAATCGAATAAAATAATTATACAACGTTTAACCAAGTTCTAACCAAGTTCTAACCAAGTTCTAACCAAGACGAGCCTTCAGTTGATTCACTTGTTCGCGAAGTTCCTTGATGGATTGTACCAACGGTGCGATAAGGGCAGTATAGTTCAAACTGTAGATATCACTCTCGGTATCGTAATTGACGGCTTGAGGGAACACCTGGTTGACCTCTTGGGCAATCAAACCGATCTGGGATTCACCTGGTTTGTAGTCGGTTCGTGTATACGAGTATCCTGTGAGGGAACAGACGGAATCCAAGCAGTTGGTCAAAGGAAAAATGTTTTGTTTGTATCGCTGATCCGACAAGGCGGTTATGTCTCCTGAGGCATAGATGGCTCCTCCAACATGAAGGGTAGCAGCGGTAGGATTGTTGGTTCCAATGCCGACATAGGAGGTAGGTTCTGGATTAATACATATTTTGGCCCAGGTAGTTAATGCCTTATTATGTCCTCCCATTTGAACGGTATCATTGTATTGACCTAATACGGCACCTACTGTATCTCCTCCAAAATATCCACGACCTGCCCAGCTACTACTAACTCCACTGAGCGGCTGATAACAGAATAGATGAGTACCAGGAGTCGTTGAACCAATGCCAACACTTCCAGCAGACGTAACTGTCATACGTATAAGATTGGTTGTTGCAATATGAACGTTTTTGGAAGGGACTGTTCCGACAACCATATCATATCCAGCTGCGTTTGCAAATGGAGCAGTTCCATCACTTTTCTCAAGTCCAACATATCCATAGTTTATTCCATTTGAGGTGAATGTTATATAATTCGCATCTGTTCCAGATTGTTCTATAAATAAGGGGCTAGAACTGGGAGAATAGAGATGTAGTCTTGTAAAAGGATTATTTGTTCCGATTCCTACATTACCAGTATTAAAGTAAATATTGGATCCTGACGATAACCATGTTGAGCCACCCGAAAAAGCGACTCCGTTCACAAGAAAAGACCCAGTTATATTCACACTTCCAACAACATCTACTTCGTATGCAGGGGTTGCTGTTCCAACTCCAAGTCTTCCTGTCTGAGTGAGGGTTAGGCGATTCGTCCAGGATGCAGAATTGTTATTGATCGATAAATTGTTGCTACCTGTGGTAATTTGCCATGATGCAGCAGCAGTATCGAGTAAGTTTAATGCAACTATACCACTTCCATTTCCAGCAACTAATCCTGTTGTGGCACGAGCTGTTCCTACTACATCCACTGCATAACCTGGCGTAGCGGTTCCAACTCCAAGTCTTCCTGTCTGAGTGAGGGTTAGGCGATTCGTCCAGGATGCAGAATTGTTATTGATCGATAAATTGTTGCTACCTGTCGTGATCTGCCATGCAGCCGCGGCGACATCCAAAAGATTAAGGGCTACTGCACCCGACCCATTTCCAGCAATTAATCCCGTTGTTCCACGAACGTTTCCTACTGCATCGAGAGCATATGCAGGTGAATTGGTTCCAATACCAACATATCCACTCGAATTAATGACCATTCGTGTTAGCGACGCAGTAGAATCATAGACATAAAAGTTGCCGACTCCAGCACCTGATCCCGTTCCTCCTGAACCCACACGCCAATAGCGTCCACTGGTTGCAGTATTAACAAGATCCAATGTGGTATCCGATGAAGGAGAACTGAAATATGCAGTGGGAGTAAATGTTGCACTTCCTTGGTAGACATGAAGTGGATAGGCAGGAGCCGTTCCTACACCAAGTTGATTGTTAACCACCACGGTGGGTGTTGCACCTGTCACCGAGCCACCCGAAAAGTACATGACAGAAACGGGATTTCCAGCACTGACATCTTTATAGAAGGTCAGATTCGCAGATCCAGTTGTCATGTAATAGGCTGCACCTGCGATATCACCGACGCGAACACAGGTTCCACGTATTGCAGCCGCCCCCGATTGACCGAGATAGACAGCTTGTAGGGTTCCAATGACAGGAAAAACAACACTGGGACTACTCTGGAAGGCGGTCTGACCCTGAACTGTTCCTGCGACATCGAGGGTTGTTCCAGGTGAACTGGATCCGACACCGACATTACCAGAGGGGAGAATAGTGATACCATAGGTGGGATTGGATAGCCCACCTTGGGCTTGAAGACGTAAAATACCCGCATCATTACGAAGGGTGGCCATACTAATCGCACCACCGTCGGCGGTTCGTCCAGAGGAGTTGATAAATAGATTGCATCCGATTCCAGTATCGTTGAGGAGGGATAGCTGGGTATAGGAGTTGGATCCAAGACTTCCGTTTTGAATGGTGGTTCCAATAACGGTTCCACTGTTTCCATAAACGTATAGTGTCGTCGTTGGATTCACGGTTCCGATTCCGACATATCCAGTATTGTAATAAATATTGGCTCCAGCGGTTCCCCACTGACTGCTACCACCACCACCTCCAGCCAGAGGGGTTCCATTGACAAGGACTGATCCCGAAACGTTGATGTTTCCAGCGACATCTAATGTGTACGCAGGGTTCGTCATACCAATACCGACATATCCGTTCGAGCTGGGATAAATGTTGGCCATGGCGGTCAAGGAAAAGGTGGTGGGAACCATCGCAGTACTCAAAAGTTCTGCGGTAGCAGGATCATAGAGGACGTTGCTTCCTGATGCACCTGATACCATCAGATCGTATACGATACTGGTCGTCGACTTGATGTAAATGTACACATCGTATTTCGAGTTATTAATGGCGTAGACGAGATCGCATAGACCTGAGGAATTCTGGTATCCTGACACGGTTCCCCATACTTTCAGTCCTCCACGCGTGACGATCGATAAATCAACGTACATGACACCCGTTCCAAGAAATCCACCGATTTGTCCACGAACATTGACCATACCGAATCCTGCAGAAGTCGTTCCAAGTGTGGCGACTTTGTATAATCCAGCTCCAGATGCAGGACTATATCCGAGGGTATTTGACGTCTGAGTATTAATCCATTCGAATTGTTGCAAGTTATAGGCTTGAATGGATCCGATGGGGGCATCGATTGCATATCGTGGATTATCTGTTCCGAGTCCGAGACCACCTGTTAATCGACTGAAAAATCCTTGAATCTGAAATCCATAATATGAAACCGTCTCTCCTCCTTGTGAAACAAAGGAGAGTCCGAATTTACCAGAGGGAGCAACGAAACTAACGGTATAGGTCGCGTACGATCCGGTTATATTTACAGAGCTGGATCCTAGAATCTGTTGATCGGCGGGGCTGGTGGTCAAGTGATTGCACAGATAAAAGTAAGGATTGGTTCCCGTCATTTTAACGGTAATACTAAATATGTATGCATTGCCAGGAACCAGATTACCCGTGTAAGTCAGGACCGTATTGGTGTAAACACCGAGAAGGACGGACATTGCAGCGGGGCTACCTGATGGACCTGACATGGTTCCGTTGTAGGTGGCGGTAAACGCGGTAGCATCCGTACCTGTAAAGATATTGATCCATGTCTGAAGGTAGTTTCCAGAGAGGTTGACCGTGTTAAAGGTATTGGTCTGAAGATTGTAGGTGGGGTTCGTCATTCCAATACCGAGATTTCCAGTCGATACCGTGATAAGGGTCGAAGCATGTAGGGTGTTGGTGGAAATAGTGCTTCCGATCATGGAGGAAAAGTTCAGACGAGTGGTGGTGATGGTCGATCCTGTTAGGGTCGAATTCCAGAATCCTGTATTCGTGGTAAAGGTGGATCCAAGGAGAGTAGAATACGTGGTATTGATGGTATTCAGCGTCGAACCCGTCATAGTGGATTGAAGGATGAATAGACTTGTTGTCAGGGTACTTCCCACAACGGTGGAATAATACAAGGTGGATGTCGTTATGGTAGAGGCAACAATGGAAGAACCGGTCAGAGTGGAGTAGAAACCGTTGTTGATGTTGACGGTGGATCCTGAGAACAAATGGGTGAATAATGTGCTCGCGGTTCCTGTGGAGAAGGCGATGGTGGATCCAAAGAAAGTGGAGGTGGTAATAGAGGATCCAAAGAGAGAGGAGTAATACAGGGTAGAAACGTTAAGCGTAGAGGTGGTAAGGGTGGATCCCGTCAAGGTCGAGTAGAATCCATTATTGGTATTAACGCTCGATCCGTAAAAGTCATTATTAATCAGTATGTTTCCTGTGGCGGTGGAATAAAGAAGGGTAGAACCGTGCAGTGTGGAGAAATAGATGGAGGAGCCTGAGAGCGTAGAGGTAGTAATGGATGAACCAGTTAACGTAGAAAACCACCCGTTATTCGTATTAGAAGTAGAGGCGGATAGAACATTAACAAAGAGTGTGCTGGCCGTTCCTGTGGAGAAGGCAATGGTAGATCCGAAGAAGCTAGAGGTCGCTTGGGTACTTCCAACAAGGGTGGAGTAATAGATAGTGGATCCACTGAGGGTGGAAGTGGTGATAGAGGAGCCAAAGAGAGAGGAGTAATACAAGGTGGAAACGTTAAGAGTGGATGTAGTAAGAGTCGAACCCTTCATGGTGGAATAGAATACGTTATTTCCACTGATGGTAGAAGTATCAATGGTAGAATGAACAACCAAGGTTTCTGTGTTGGAAGTGGAACCTGTTAACGTAGAGGCGTAGAAAATAAAAAAAGATCCGTTGGTCAGTCTCAACGTGGAATTGACGGCGATCGTACTGACAGACAAATACCGAAGATACAAATCATTCGTCCATAATTGTTTGGAATCGGGTCCGATCGTGAAAACGTACCCATTATGGACAAGGGATCCGTCCGAATTGGACGGGACGATATTTCGGAGTGTCACGTAATTGAAATCACCCGATGACATTCTATCTACTGATCATTATTTTTAATAAAAGATGATATGTATCACAAGCCGTATATGAGATCTTAATAGTTATAAATCGCATAGTTGATCGTCGCGGTAATAGCGGTTGCATTGGGGTTAGAGACAATCCATCGAATCGTATTTGGAGAAATGTATACGAAGGTACATGTACCATTTAATGTTCCACTGTTGTATAATCCCGTGGTGACAATGGAGTTTGATGTAAAGCCCGTAATGGTTTGATCAGAGTTTGTTGTCGTATTTGCTGGAATCGAGGCGATGGTATAGGATCCAATAATGATTTGAGTAACAGCGGTTCCATTGGGTCCTGATAAGATAGTCCCTTTCATACTGGATGCAACCATGCTGGATACAGTAATAGTGGATACGGCGAGTGTTGATGTTGTCATGGTAGATCCGATAAGACTGGAAACCGTCAAGGTGGAGGCATTCATGGTAGAAGCGATAACAGAAGATACATTGATCATCGAGTTGGATATGCCTGATGCATAGATTTGACCGGTAGAAATCTGGTTGGTGGAGAGATAATTGGTAGAAAGTTGATTGGTAGACAACATATTGCAAATGACTTTATCGGACGTCACGCTTTGTAGACCACTGATCGAATTAAAGTTGATATTTCCGACATTGAGTGTTATATTGGTTGCATCAATACTTGCATTGATCTTGATATTGTCTACGACGATATTGCTTCCTGCCGAACCCACCATACTAGAATAGGTCAGGTAGTTGGTACTGATTAATGGGGCATTCATGGTGCATATCATGAGAGCAGTATTGGCATAAATAGATGATCCAGAGATGGTTGAAAAGTTAAGAGCTGTAGTGATGGCGGTAGAGGCATATACGGTAGAGATATTTGCACTAGATGCATTCAGTAATGCAGAAAAGAGAGTGCTAGTTCGAAAGGTGGATCCCGATATAGATGACACATAAATGTTATCAGAGGGAACGAGTTGTCCATTGGAAGAAGTTATGAATGCATGATTACTGGAAATGGGTATATCATAATCTCCAAGAAGGTAGGTTTTATTGGAAGAACTGTTATTATAGGTTCGAATGATCAACGGACCACTATTGATTGGCGTGATACCCGAGGAGCTCATCTAGAATGATAGCAGAATGAAAATCATCAATGTGTAAGTCTAAAGTTAAATATCCGGAACAACTAACAGGATGCCAGCGGGTGGAGGTTTACTACAACTCGTCGCAACAGGAAAACAAGATTTGTTTTTGACGGGAAATCCCCAGATCAGCTTTTTTAAAATGGTCTATCGTCGTCACACCAATTTCGCGATAGAGTCGCAAGCCATGTACTTTGACGGAACGCCCAATTTTGGACAACGTATTACTTGTCTGATTCCTCGCCGAGGAGACCTGTTGGGAAAAGTCTATTTGGAAGTGGTCTTGCCACAAATCAAGGATACAAGTGGTAATCCGCTATCGTATACCAATTCGATTGGTCATGCTCTTATCCAGGAGATAACCTTTGAAATAGGTGAGCAGGAAATTGACCGTCAGACGGGAGAATGGATGGAGATCTGGACGCAGCTAACGACACCACATGGTCAGCGTATGACGCTGAATGAAATGTTGGGACGCGTGGAGCCTTACAACTTGATTGATATTCAGCCCAGTACCCAATCGGACGGTTTACATTTATTGATCCCACTTCAGTTTTATTTTTGCCAGAATCCGGGCATGTATTTGCCCCTCTTGGCACTCCAGTATAGTCCAATTCGTATCAATATAACGTTGAGACCGCTTCAACAACTTTTTTGGGTTCCTCCTCCGATTCCACCGACAACACAGGAGGGGTGGATGCCGGCCTGCTCAGTTCAAGTCAGTTGTACGACGCCCATTACGAGCATGGTGCTCTGGGGTGATTTTGTATTTTTGGATGTGGAGGAGCGTCGACGATTTGTGAGTGAGACTCATGAGTATATTATTGAACAAGTGCAATATACACCGCCTTATGCGATAACGGCCAATCAGACGACGGCCACTATTCCGATTGAATTTAATCATCCGATCAAGGAGTTTATTTTTGTGGTACAGCGTGATTCGATGGAGAATCGCAATGAATGGTTTAATTATAGCAATTTGGCGATTGGTGAATACACGCCACAAGCCATTTTGCCATATGTCAATTCCAATGCACCCGCCGCACGTTTGGATTTGATTGCCACAGCGAAACTACAATTGGACGGTTATGACCGTTTTATGGAGCGAACCCCACAATATTTCCGTCTGCAACAACCCTATGAACATCATACTAC